AAGCTATTGTGTTGCCTCTAATAGAAAAGGGTGTCAAAGCTGTTACTGGTAAAGAGCTACAACTGTCTGCTGTTTCTAAAGCTGTTGAGCAGTTTAGAAAAGGTGGTGTAGGAACTAGTGTTGACAAATGGATTAGAGAAGATGGTCTTCAATTAGAAGTACCTGAAGATGTTTCTAAGAACATTTTGAGTGCTGCTGGTAAGCTTGCTGACAGCACAATAGGTAAGTTTGGCCCCAAGACTCGTGTACTTGAAAAGTCTTTGTCTACAGTTGAGAAATACACTTTAGGTTACTTTGATAAGTACACCTGGGATTATTTGCATACTGGTGGAAAGCTAATGGTAGCTGAAGCTTACCTAGATAAAGCACGTATGAGTGCTGCTAAAGAAGGTAAACCCTTTGATGAAGCTGCATCTCGTAAACAGATTGCTAGGTTCTTAAACGATTCTTTTGGTGGTTTAAATTGGTACGATGCTGCTACTCAAACACAGAATGAGTTTGCTAAACGTATAGCTTTAGCTTCATACAGTCCTGCTGGTCGTAGAAGTCTTCAAGTAGCTTTGTTTGCTCCTGACTGGACTATATCTACTCTCCGTGCTTTTACTGCTGCTCTCCCTAAAGATTTAAACCCTACTAAATGGCAACCTGTTGAAGGCATTAAGGGCATGATGACTCCTACAACCAAGGCAGACTATGCTAGGTTGTATCAGTTTAAAACTGCTTTAACGTACTTTACTTTGTTAAACGCCATCAATATGGTTACGGCTAATCGCCCTATTTGGGAGAACAAAGACCCAACTCGTATTGAATATCCTGATGGTACGTCTATGCAAGCTATGAAGCACGCTATGGAACCCTACCATTGGATTTCTGATCCAGATAAAACTCTTGCTAATAAGCTAGGGTTTATACCTAAAGCTGTTATTGTAGGAGTAGGTGGTTTAGAGTATGCTAGTCCACAAGCTGAAAAACTTGTTGATCGTAGTGCAGCAGGTAGATTAGAAGCTGTAGCAAAGATAGCTTTACCATTTCAAGTTGCTGCTGGTACTGATGCTCCAGAAGGTGAGGGTGTTAAACGTGCGGTACTAGGAACAATGGGCTTTCCTATATACGGTAAAACTCCTGAACAAAGAAAAGCAGCTAAAGCAGAACGTGCTAAAGCACTTAAAGAAGCTGCCGCAAAATACCACAAAAAAGCTAAAGAAAAAGGTTGGGAAAAATAATGAACATATTGCTTATTGATGCTGGTGGTGTTTGCCTTGACTTTGCTTTGAGGTGTATGGACTATGGTCATACCATAAAGGCTTACATCCGTAACAACAAAGATGGCTCTAGGTCTATGGTTGGTAATGGTGGTCTTCTTAATCGTGTAGCTGATTGGGAATCCCACATGAACTGGGCTGACCTAATCTTTTGTACTGACAACACTTATTACATTCACCAACTAGAACGCTACCGGGATAAAGGCTATCCTATTATTGGGCCTAGCATTGACACTAACCGTTGGGAACAAGATCGTGAGTATGGTGCAGAGGTTTTAGAACGTGCTGGCATTAAGACTATTCCATCACAGAAGTTTAAGAACTACGATGAGGCTATTGCCCATGTAATTAACACTGGCAAACGTTATGTCTCTAAGCCTTTAGGTGATGGTGATAAAGCTCTTAGCTATGTCTCCAAGTCTGCTGCTGACATGGTGTTTATGCTTCAGAAATGGAAGAAGACTAACGCTTACAAAGGTGAGTTTATTCTTCAAGAGTTTCATGGTGGCTATGAGATTGCTGTTGGTGGTTGGTTTGGTCTAAGTGGGTTCTCTAAACACTTCTGTATCAACCATGAGTTTAAAAAGCTTTTAGCTGGTGATCTAGGTGTGTCTACAGGTGAAGAAGGAACAATCCTTTACTACACTCAAGAGTCTAAGCTTGCTGATATGGTTCTTAAACCATTAGAAGGCTACCTACATGGTCTTAAATATACAGGATACATTGATGTCAATTGCATCATTGATGACAAAGGTACAGTGTGGCCTTTAGAGTTCACTATGCGTCCAGGATGGCCTTTGTTTATGATCCAACAAGCTTTGCATAAAGGTGATCCTGCTCAGTGGATGCTTGACTTGCTTGATGGTAAAGACACTTTAAAAGTTAGTGGTGACATTGCTTGTGGTGTAGTTATCTCTATGCCTCCATATCCGTTTGACAAAGGTACTCTTAAGTCTGAGTCTGCTGGCTATCCTATGTTTGATTTGACTATGGCTGATGTTATTAAGAACGTTCATCTAGCCGAAGTTATGTGTGGCAAAGCTCCTGCTATGGTTGATGGCAAGGTTAAGCTCAATGAAGAACAATTTCTAACGGCTGGTAACTACGTGTGTATTGTTACTGGTACTGGTAAGACTGTTGAAGATGCTCGTACTGATTGTTATGGCACAGTCAAAAAGAAAATTAACATACCTAACTCTATTGGGTATAGGATTGACATTGGATGTAGACTAGAAAAACAATTGCCTGAACTTTGTAAGATGGGTTTCACTAACAAAGAATATTGTTAATAGCTATGGCTAAACTTACTACACCTATTCCCCAGGATAAGATTGGGGAAAGCTTTGTCTGGAGAGATTGGTTTCAAAGACTTAGTGATAAAGTCTTTGGAACTATGGCTCAGCAAGATGCTAGTAGTGTTGCTATTACTGGTGGGTCTATTAGTAATATAGATTTAAACGGAAACAACATTAGCAATGCCCACATTACAAACAGCTTTATTGAAAGCACAACAATAGGTTTAAACAACCCAGCAGCAGGTAGTTTTACTAGTGTTGTTTTAGGTACTCCTTTAGCTGTTTCCTATGGTGGTACTGGTGTTAAAACTGCTACAGCTAACTATGTGTTTGCTGGCCCTACTTCTGGTAGTGCTGCTGCTCCATCATTCCGTGCTCTTGTTACTAGTGACATCCCAGCTTTAACAAGTGGAACATCTATTCTGTACGGCAATAATAGTGGTGGGTTTAGTAATGTAACTATTGGTTCTGGCATTACGTTTGCAAGTGGTACGTTATCCGCTACTGGTTCAGGTGGTACTGTTACGTCTGTAACTGGTACAGCACCTATTGCTTCTAGTGGAGGAACAACACCTGCTATTAGTATCACCCAGGCTAGTACTTCTACTAATGGTTATCTATCCAGTACTGATTGGAACACATTCAATGGAAAACAACCTGCGGGAACATACGTCACTTCTGTTAGTGGCACAACTCCTGTAGTCTCTAGTGGCGGTACAACTCCAGCTATTTCTATGGCTGCAGCTTCAGCATCTGCTAATGGTTATCTTACTAGTACAGACTGGACAACATTCAACAACAAAGGTTTGGGTACAGTTACATCGGTAGCTGCACTTACTTTGGGAACAACGGGTACAGACTTATCTTCAACTGTTGTTAACGGAACAACGACTCCTGTTATTACACTGAATGTACCTACTGCTTCTGCAACTAACAGAGGTGTTCTTAGTTCTACAGATTGGACTACCTTTAACAATAAGGGATCAGGGACAGTTACTTCTGTAACAGGTACTGCTCCAGTTGTTTCTTCGGGTGGAACTACTCCTGCTATTAGCATGGCTGCTGCTAGTGCTAGTGCAAATGGTTACTTAACTTCAACTGATTGGACTACGTTTAACGGTAAACAAGCTGCGGGTACATACGTAACCTCACTTACTGTTACATCAGCCAATGGTTTTGCTGGTTCATTTACTAGTGGTGCTACTCCTGCATTGACTATCTCTACTAGTATTACAGGCCTTTTAAAAGGTAATGGCACTGCTATTTCTGCTGCTGTTGCTAATACAGACTATGTGCCTTTGTCTACAGTTCTAACTAAGACTGCTGACTACACTATCACCGGCACGGACACTTGGATCATCAACAACAAGACCGGCTCGGCCTTGACGCTAACTTTTCCCGCCGCTTCAAGTTGGACGGGCCGGTACATCACGGTTAAGAATATGCAAGCCCTAGCGGTAAATTCTGCTACTAGTAACATTGTTCCTATTGATAGCACTAGTGCTGGTACAGCAATCCTTTTAGGAGTTGTTGGTAATTGGGCTACGTTAGTGTCTGATGGTACTAATTGGGTGATTATGCAAGCTGCATCTAATAACAATTTGTTGCTAGAATAAAATGATTGATCCTGTAACAGCTTTTGCGACTGCCCAAGCCGCAATAAAAGGGGTACAGGCAGCGATAAAGATGGGTAAAGACATCCACGCCATTGGTGGCGAGATGATGAAGTTTTTTGAAGCTAAAGATATAGTTCAAAAAGAAGCATCTAAACCCAAAAGTAGTTTTGCTAAGTCAGATACAGCAAAAGCATTTGAGATTGTGATGCAAGCTAAGCAGTTGGCTGATGCTGAGAGAGAGTTAAACAACTATATGGTGATGTCTGGTAACGCTGACCTTTGGCAGCAGTTGATGGTAGAACGAAACAACCTGATACAAAAACGCAAAGTAGAAGAAATACTGGCAGAGAACCATGCTAAGAAGCGTAAAGAAGAAATTGACGAATTGTTGACTTGGTTAATTGGTGGTGCTCTTGTACTGCTTCTTCTAGGTCTTTGTTT